AGCAACGCCTGCTGCATTTGAATTTAAAGCTGATACATCAACTTTTTTTACTGCAGACTCACCAGTGCCATCACTGGCATTGGTGAATTTCATAACAGCCTTGCGTTGCCCATCCTGAATGGTTTGTGATGTTACTACATCAGCCATAATTACTCCTTAACTAAAAGAATGTGAAACTGTGCCATCTCCAAAGACATGACCATTTAGAAGCCAAATAGCATCTGTAATAGCCACACATCTAATATGACCACCAATAAATCTACCATCAGTGTCAGCATCCATAGTCAATCTATAATCAGCCGCAGCAGGTATATTCCAACCAGTTGTGTCAATGTTTTCGTTTAATGCAACAACACTTCCAAGTTCATCTTTATCTTGTTGTAAAACCATTCCTTGAAAAGTATCAGAGCTAGAAGCACCTTGTAAAATAAATGTTCCTGTAAAAGTAGTTCCTACATGAAACTCATAGAAAAGCCCTGCACTAGCGGCAGGTAAAGTAACAGTAATACCTGCGGCACGATTCAATGAAAAGATTGTTCCTGATTGTGCTGTAGTTGGCGTATAAGTTGCATCAGTAATGCTTGTGACAGGAAAAAGATTGTTAATTGTACCTGTGGTTGTAAGATTACCACTTGAATCAACATCAAGGTTTGTGGTTACTGCACCTGTCTTAGCAGTAACAGTGATTTGTTCAAAACCACCTTCAGACCTAACTGGTCCATTAAAAGTTGAGTTTGCCATAATTTCCTCCAAGGAAATAAGTTCTACTGTCTTGGCTTGTCTGCTAGGTCAGTCTGTAGAACAAGTTAAAATATCCTAGATACTAAAAATCATACTCCTTGGAGCATGATTTAGCAAATAGAATGTTTTAAGTTTTATGGGTTCATACAGGTGGTGCACTCTTTATTAATTCGCATTTGGTTGGTCTTTTGTAAAAGTAAAAAGAGCCATCACAATCTTTTGGCTCTTGTAATTGAGCATCAAACTTTACGATGTCGCCTTTTTCGACATACCATTTGTAGTCACCACTACCTTTTTCATTGACTCTGATGCAAGTACCGAAGACTTTTTGTCCTGTATCAAGCTCAACCAACATTTTGAATGTAGTAGGTGAGTAGCTAAAATAACCATCAACCTCTTTTTTACTAATAACTTTACCAACAATAGTGGTTCTTTTATCAGTAGGTAATTTTGGTGATTGCAAAATGTCATATTTTTTTGCGTATCTTTTGATGTCATTTGCCCAACAAATAAGAGCATAATTGTATTCTCTTTCAGCAACTTTTTTTGCCCAAGCCTCATATTTTTCTTGTTTGATTCTTGCTTTTTGATCTCTTCTTGCTTGTTCGTTGTCTTTTGCAACCTGACCAATGACAGCAACATCTTTCTCAAACTTACCAGTACCTTCACATTTGTGACAATCAACCATTTCGTACACGCTTTGTATGGAGATTCTGCCATCAGGCAAAAAGACTTGTTCTTTGCCCATCCACTCTGATGTTTGACCAGTGCCTTTACACCTGTTGCATTTAACAACCACATGAACTTTTTTGTCTATGATAGAACCAAACTCAATGACTTTATGATAACAAGATTCAGTGACTTGCCAGTGATCTTCCCATTTGTTGCCATTGTAATGACCACCTGATGTAGAACAGCCTTTGTTGTCAAAAATAACAGCACCAGTGGTACAGGTGCTATTTTCTTCTACAGGGTTTAAATCGTGTTTTAAGTAAAACATTAGGCTACCTCTTGTTCTTTTAAAAATTCATAATGCTTTTTTAAGAAGTAAACAGAAGCATGTGCTTTCTCAAAATCATGATAGAAAATACGCTTGGTATTACCATGTCGAGGATAGTCAGCCAAACTATCATCGTGATAAAGGTCATATTGCTCTAACATATTTAAGTAGCTAGTAGCATCGTACATAGGTTGGTCACCATCCATTGATTCATACAACCTCATGGCTGTCATGTCATTAGGAAGTTTAATGCTGTACATAGGGTTAGGATATTTACACTTTTTACCATCTTCGTAATTGTAAGCATTGGCTACAACCTCTAACTCAAGGTTCATAACCTCATCCCACTCAGGTGAATATTTTTCTAAATGTTTTAATGATCTCATTACGCTACCTCCATGCCTTTAGCAAAGTTACCTACAATTTCATCTCGAACCTCTTGTTCTTCTTTACAAGCATCATAGAATTGATCTACAGGTATGTCGTACATTTCGCTTAATGTTTTGATGTATTTATCAAAACCAACTGTGTGCCACGCTATTACCAAATCTTCTTGGCTAACAGGTGCTTTAAAAACATCATGTGGTGATTTACTCATATTTTCTCCTTTTTTGTTATTTAATTTATTTCCCATATAAGTAATATACATCTTTTTACATAAATGTACAACTTTTTACACATATATTACACATTGTAAGTCACTGATATGTCGTATTATTTAAAAAAAGTCGAAAAAAAAGGGCTCTTTTGAGCCCTTTTTAAGTAATAGTTGAGTAATAAACGCTATTACAAATCGTTCAATTAAGCTCCTTGTGAACCATAAATACCACGCCAGTTTGAAAAACCGAAGCTGTATCTTTCTCTAGCTTTGTAACGAATGTTACCAGTAGAGAAATCAGGTTCCATGTTGGTCTCCATGCCAGTTCTTTGGAACATTTTTAGACCCTCGCCTTGATCTGTAACAGATGTAAGCAAGAAGAAAGCATCAGGATCAGTCAAGTAATGATTAACTGTATAACCACCCGGTAACACACCTGTGTTTTGGATAGCGTTAATATCATTATCTGATGTACCTGATCTTAGAGTGCTGTTCAATATTCTGTCAGCAACAAAAACTAACTGTGGTGGAACCACAAGTTTTGAAGCATTAACAGAGATTGTTAGACCTCTATCGTCTGTAAATGTTGAGATGTCAATAAGTGCATCTTCCAATGAAGTTTCATTGAGGTCAGCCATAGAAGTCGCTCTATTCGCAGCAGTTCCACCACCTGCAAGTGGGTGATCTGTAGCGATTAAAGGTTTTCCATCACCACCAGTAAAACTGGTAGAAAATGCGTTATTGAGTACATTGGCACCTTTGACCTCTTTGGTGTTAGCCATTGATCGTGCTAGTGCTTTTGTATATCTTTTTCCTAAAGAATCGTAGAGGTTATCTTCAACTGCTTCTTCTGTTAGTGCAAAAGCTAACGCAATCGTGTCATGCGTATATCTTGCTGTATAACTTTCAGAAGAATTGTCGAAAACAACTCCTTGACCTTCAGACTTAGTTGGTGCTGAACCAAAACCCATAACCAATACTTCTTCCTCGAAAGCCTTTTGAGAGTCTTCGATAGAAAAAATTTCAGTATATTCTTGTTGGTACTGATCGTACTCAAGTCCAAATAAACTGTTCAGACCGGGTTCAAGTTCCTTCGCTAATTGTGCTCTTGAAATTGCCATAATTTATATCCTTATGCTAAACCTGCACTTTTTTGTCCACATATATGATTTTGAATCACACATAGAACATTAGTGTCAGTCGAACCTACATCCGAGTTATCAGGGTCTTCAGAAATATCTAACACTTTCAGTGGTAGTGTAGCAGTGGTGTTACCAGTACTAACTGCACATTCAGTATTTGATCTTCCTGACTTCGTGTCGCCCACAGGTGATCCATCAACAATGTCGAAGTTTCCGAACAAGTCTGCAACTGGAAAAGCTGCATTGCATTGCACTTCAAAAACAACATTAGGGTGATCTATCACATGAGCCATAATATCAGAGGAAGTAATACTTCCTTCATAATAGTTGCTAAAAATCTGTTCGCCTGAAGAATTTGTATAGCTTACGCCATTAAAAACTCCAATAATAGGCACAGTTCCAGTAGCGGCGTGTCTGCCCAATACTCCTGCTGTTAGCTGAGTAACCAAGTCTCCTTGGAAAATTGGGGTAGTCGCACCACTAGCGATTCTGTATCTTGATTGTCCACCTGAATAAGGTGCACCACTCATCATACGAACAGGTTTTAGACCAAATGGAGCATTTTTATTTGCCATAATTTAGTTTCCTGTTATTAGTTACTTTTTTTGTCCAAAAGTAACTTGAGATTCTCGCTTAGAATCATACTTAACATATCGATTGTCTTTAGAAGAATCGTTAAACATAGTATTGTCTAACGC